CAAAAAGAGGTGAAGAAGCTGGAGAAGAAACTGGCCGAGAAGCGCGAAGATATTGCCGAGGTTCAGGCCGATCTGCGTGAAGCGAAAGCCAAAGGCGACAGCAAGAAAGTGGCGAAATACCAGCGCAAACTGGCTGAAAAACAGAGCGATCTGAGCAGCATTCAGCAAGAGCTGAGCCGCGCACGCGCCGCGCTTGCCTCCCTGCAGAAATAACGCTTTTTTGTAAAACAGGTGAGGGGGCTTGAGCCTCCTCACCTTTTTGCGCTGCCTGCCATCATGATGCGACTCCATCTTCTCTTTTTTATGCTGCTGTTCGCCATGGCAGAGAGCCGCGCGGTAAGCCAAAAGACGTGGGTGATCCTCAATAACCTCTATAAAGGGGCGATTTCGTTTGAGGTGTCTGCCTCAGGGCCTTGCCTTAGCCAGCCGCTGATGGAGGAGTGGGGCGTACGTGACGCGGTGCTTGCGCGTCTGGTCTGGGATGCCAAAGGGTGCCTGACACCACAGTCTGCAGAGCAGTTTAACCTCAAGTACTGGTACCGCCCACAGGCGCAACTGCTGACGCTTCTGTTCCCGTCAGACGCCATTAGCCCGCAGCAGAACGGCGTCAGCACCAGCCGCTGGGATGATGGCATCAACGCACTGTTTATTAACTATCGTCTGGATGCGGATAACAGCCAGGCGCAGTATGACTGGGAGCGTTCCGGTACTGACGCCACGCTGAGCCTGGACAACGGCCTTAATGTGGGCCCCTGGCGTTTGCGTTATCAAAACACCTTCTGGCGTGAAAAAGAGGGACAACACGGTTCGTACACCAATGCGATGTCGCTCTGGCGCAGCATCACGCCGCTGCGTTCGCGTGTGACGCTGGGCGACGGCAATACCTCTTCAAATATGTTCGACAGCCTGGCGTTTCGCGGTGCATCGCTCGCCAGTGACGAGGCGATGTACCCTGATAGCTGGCGACCCTATTCGCCGTGGATCAACGGCTATGCCCGCACAGAGGCGGAAGTCACCATTCACCAGAACGGGGTACGTGTTTACCGTATTCACGTCCCGCCCGGGCCGTTTACCATTCGCGATTTTTATCCACCGGACCCGGACGGCAACCTGGAACTGACGGTGCAGGAGAGCGACGGTACGGAGCGTACCCGCCTGCTGCCTTATTCCAGCATGCCCAATCTGGTGCATCACGGGCTCTTTAGCTACGAACTGGCCGCCGGTCGGTATAAGCCTTTTCACGGTATCGACAGGGACAAGGATCGCTTCTGGCAGAGTACGTTCTCGTGGGGAGTTGCCCCGCAAGTCACCGTGTTTGCCGGGCTGCAGCAAGGGGAGCACTATTTCAGCCAGGTCGCGGGTATTGGCGCTAACCTCGGGCGGTGGGGGGCGTTTTCCGCAGATGTCAGCGCGGCTCGCTATACGCAAGAGGCGGAGACGCAACGGGGCAAGGTGTGGCGTCTGCGCTATGCCAAAGCGTTCTTTACAACCGAAACCAGCCTCACCGCTCAGCTCCAGTGGTATCCACGTAATGAACGTTACCGGTCGCTGGAAGAAAAAATCACGCGGGCGGAGCTGCTGAGATACGGCTGGGACGATGACGTCACCCGGCGGGCGCTGCGCGGGCAGCTGGAGCTTAACCAGAATCTTGGCGAGGACGCCAGCCTGAGCCTGTCGTGGCACGGGTTGAAGTCACGTGAACCTGACGCAGGCAGCATGGGGATGACGCTGAGCCTGGATGCGACCTTACAAAACGTGGATGTCAGCCTGTACGGCGGTTATGAACGCTACGGTAAAAACCCGGATGAAACCACCGTGGGTTTCAACATCAGTGTGCCTTTATCCCTTTGGGGGACGACGAGTAATGTCGGCTATATCACCGAGCTCGCCAGCCGGGGGGAAGATAGTCATGGAGTGAATGTGTACGGTTCGGCGTTGAGTGATTACAGCCTGCGTTACGATCTGCAGGCGACGCATACCGTACACCGCAATGATGAGTTGTCTGCGAGCCTGGGCTATCAGTACAACGCGGGCGAGCTGAACCTCAGTATGGTACGCGGGGGAACGCGCCGTGATTATCATGCCGACACCAGCGGCAGCATTCTGGTACACGCAGGCGGCGTGACGCTTGGCCAACAGCTCGGCAGCACCGCTGCGCTGGTGGACGTGCCGGACTCCCCGGGCATTGGCTTCTATAACCAGTTTGGCTCCACTACCAATGCCCGAGGTGAGCTACTGGTGAGTTACTTAACGCCATGGCGAGTGAACCGCATTACGGTCGATAACTTCAGCTTGCCGGAAAACACCGCGCTGGATGTGACGGAACTGGAATCGGTGCCCACCGATGGCGCGATTGTCCTGCTGCGTTTTCCCCAACCAGTAACTGATTGAAATTAAAATAAACAGGATGAAAAGCGGGACAAATCCCTACGTAAAATTACCAGGTAAAACGCGTATTCATCCTAATAGTTTGCCCTTTCGGGACTGCTTATGATTCGTCTCACTGACTGTTTTTCAATGGAGTGTAGATGAAGATGAAAGCAATTTTAATCGCCCTGCCAGTGGCGATGATCCCGGCTACCGTTCTGGCGGCAAATAAGGAAGAAGGGTATTACGGTTCGGCAAAATACCTGCAGATTGAACAGCGTGCGAAAGAGATGGATACCAGCGCGCGTCCGGGTGTCGGGCAGTTTGTGGGCGGTAAAGAGAAAGAGCATTTTGGCGGCGCGGCGATTGCCGCAGGCTACCAGTTCGGTAACGGCTGGCGTACCGAAGGTGAATACACCTTTAAACAAAAAACGGAGTACACCAGCGGCTCCAGCACATTCGCGAGCAGCTTTAACCACCTGCAGACCGAAACAGAACGACTGATGCTGAATGTCTACCGCGATTATGAACTCGGTTACGGTGTCTCTGTTTACGGAACCGTAGGGCTTGGCGTGAGCAAGATCAAAGCGGGCGGCTGGCAGGGTAACGCCGGACGTGAATACGCCTCGACCACCCAAAGCAACCTGACCTACGCGTTAGGAGCGGGCGTAAGCTACACGCCGGTTGAGCGTCTGTATGTCGATCTGGGCTATCGCTATATCGATATGGGCAAGATCGAAAGCGGATATAACAATTTCACTAACGCGCGCGACTTAAAAGACGAGCAGATGAAAGCGCATATTGTCTCTAACGAATTTACGCTGGGTATGCGTTACGTGTTTTAACCTGTTGTGACCGTCACTGCTTTAAAACAGGGCCAACACCGTGGGAGTGCGGGGTTGGCTTTTTTATTGCGCAGGTGTGGCATGCTGATTGCCCGAGCCAGATCAGAACCAACGATTATGTTTAACATAAAAATAGGTAACGATGATGATCCATGCCAGTGTAAGAATACCAAAATAGTCAGGGACGAAACGCGCGAATATATAAGCACCGGCAATGATAAGTGCTATAGGGATGTAATAAATATATGATTGCAGAAACCATAGTATTGCTCGTTTCATCTTTTTAATCGCTCATATAAAGCAGCATTGATTCTTTTCATCATGTTTCCTCTACTCAATTAAACCAGCGACCAAGCGATTATGAGTCCCATATTATGTCTATGTAAAACAATGATTTATATATTTTTCAAAAGGTTGCAAGATAGAATAGTGCCGAATAATTGCTTATGGTAAAGAGGTGTGCTGCCTTTTTGCTGCCAAAACACCCCACTCCTAAAGTTAATTTTGTTTTCTCCTGCTAAGCTTAGCTATCTTTGACTTGCTTTTTTTGGCATTTTGAGTAATTTTCTTTTTCTTGTTTTTTTCTCTATTGTCACGTCTTTTTACATCACTATCTTTATAAATCCAATTTATGATATTTTTCGGCCGCTGAAAGTCGAAAATAATTCTGCTGAGAAAACCTGTCCCTAAATAAATCTCTTGTCCGTTATTTTCACTGTAAATGGCCTCTTCATTGACAGTAACCAAATCCATTGTGTTTAGTTTACTGTTAGTTACCCTTTTTCTCTTCAAAATCCCCGGATGTATCTTATTTGCTTCATTATAGAATTTTTCAGTATCTAAGCATAAAACGACAATAAATTCTCCAAGAAGAATATCTTTGATAGTCTCATTGGGAAGGTTCAAGTTTAACAATGGCTTGGTTAATTTTAATTTAAAGCTATCGTTGATGTTAAATACAGTGCCATTGAAATTTGAGACTTTCATCCAGCTATTGAACCCAACAAACCCCATTTCAACGTTTTTGTAAGTTCCAATGAATAAGCATTCGTCTATAACGTGTATATCCCAAAGTTTTCCAAGAGATATGCGTCGCCAAGAATCCATTATTTTTTCTGAAAAGTAATTAGGTATATAGTTATTATCTTGGATTTTTACTGTTTGTTTATGAAAGTGATCATATCCCTCTCCTGTATTTATTGTGTTTGTTACATCTTTCATATGTTGTAGTTGTTTTTTCGTTCTTTGATAGTGTTTTAAATCGACAGGCGATAACTCTTTTGTATATTGCTCATCAAAAATAGGACATTCTGAATGTAGAGAAAAATTAGCAGCATCGCAAAACTCAAGGTTTTTTTTGCCTGTTTTCAGCTCGACAATAGATAGAGTGCCATCAAAATAGTTTCTTACTAATAAATCTCCTGTGTGTATGAATGTCGTTAGATCAGATGAGATACCAATTGTAAATGGGTTGGAATTAATCTCCTCAAGTGTTTGTATTGCTTCTTTTAAATTCTTGATTGAGAGGTTGTCAAGATTATCATCTAAAGGTAATCGCCTAATCGTTGAGTGTTCATCTTCGAGAATAGTCCAAACGATAGAGTCAATAAAACGTCTTAGAATTAAAATTTCTGATTTTAAAGTGTTGATTTTGTTAATGCACTCTTGTTTGGCATCTTTGTTTTTTTGTCGATGAAATTCTTTTTTCTTTATCTCCAGACTTTCAATTTCACTGAGTTTATTGATGACATTGTGAGAGATTTTTATTTGTGCTTTTTTCCAACCATCATGTACTGCAGAAATAAATAATTTATAATCTTTTTTTATATTAGAAAAACCGACTTTATCTATTCCATAACTTCTTATCAGGAAAATTAGTTCTGTGACTAAAGAGATAAATTCATTGTCAAATACTCTCTTGATGGGTAAAAAAGGACGCATTTTTTGCTGCATTTCTTTTTCAATATCCATTTTTATATACCATTTAAGGGGTTCAAAGATATTGCTTCAGTTAAATGATCTGGAGCAAAATGGGCATATCGCATTGTTACCTTGATATCGGTATGTCCAAGTATTCGTTGTAGTACGAGAATATTACCTCCGCGCATCATAAAGTGGCTCGCAAAGGTATGCCTTAGAACGTGCGATAACTGCCCGTCAGGCAATTCAATTCCTGCTCGCTTAATTGCACCACGAAACGCAGAATAGCACCTCGTAAATATTGGTTTTGAATTCCGTATTTTGGGGAGAGCTTCATAAAGTTCATCAGATATCGGAACGGCGCGGTTTTTCTTGCCTTTAGTTTTGATGTAAGTGATTTTTCCGGGGCTGATTTGCTTGCCTGTTAGTGATTCCGCTTCGCCCCACCTTGCGCCGGTTGCAAGGCAGATTTTAACAATAGTCACTAAATCTGTAGCTTTGCTTTTCTCACACTCAGCTAGCAATTGCTTAATTTCTTCAACTGTAAGCCATGTCAGTTCAGCCTCATCAATTTTAAATTCCCTAACGTTTTCGAGTGGGTTTGGCAAACTCCAGTGATCCAGCCTTTTTAGTTCGTTGAACATAGCACGGAAATACGCCAGCTCAAGATTAACAGTACGGGGAGCCACGGTTTTTACACGATCCGAACGTGTGATTTTCCCGCTTAAACGTTGCTCGCGGTAGGTTGCAAAAAGCTTGGCGTTGAATTCTGTTGCAAGAGGATTTCCCATAGCAAAGCAGGCAAATTCCATTGCGCCCTTACGCTTGAGGCCATCAGAGAGTGTAACACCATGTGCATTGAACCAAGTATCTACGAGGTCAGTAACTCGACGCTTATCTGCTTTTTCTCCTAACCAGGGCTTGTCCTGCGCTTGATCCTTAATGTGGCGCTCAAAAGCCATGGCTTCCCCCTTGGTGGCGAATTGGCGACGGATGCGCCGCCCATCCCTACCGTTAGGGAAGACCTGAGCCTGCCACTTACCATTAGCTAACTTTGAAACAGCCATAATCAGTTTTTAGAGCAAATTCGTTTTGATTTACTGATAGTGCCGTCATTGCAAACAAATTTGCCATCAGATGTACAGTGTGAGACGCCACCTTTTTTCCCTGAGCATGGATAATTGCGTGCATATGAGGGCTGTGTTGCCAAAAACACTAAACCTAACGTTACGATTGCCATTAATTTTTTCATGCTAGTAGCCTCAACTCATTTCCGTATAAAGTCGTATTCGATCATTCTGTAAATGCTGTTTTGCTGATCACCCTACCGTTAACCTCAATATCCGATGGGGTGCATTCAAAGGATGCTGGGCCATTCTCTACACGTAAGCGCCCGCCTGGAAGGCGATAAACTTGCCTGATGCTCAGAAAACCATCTAATTTAATCAGCCAGATTCCATCATTGATTTCTCCCTTGAACTCATCCACAAGATAGAAAGCCTTTTCAAACTTCACCAAGAAAGGAGCTGATGAATCTGCGGGGATAAGGCAGGCGTCATAACGGACCTGTTCAGATGATGAGTAAATCCCATTTGAGATTTCTTTTAATTGCAAAAGCAATCCACTGTCATTGATTATTTTTGTGGTGGGACTGCCTTGCCCTGTAGTTAGCCAAAGCATAGATGCGCCAGTATCAAGGTGACATGCAATAAGCCAGTCGTGCGGAAAAGTATCGCGCATCCAACGGTTTGCCATTGTACTTTGAGATACTCCTAGATGATCGCACAAAGCCTGTCTGGTACTGAATCCATAAGCCTGAAGGATGCGAGTAATTGCCTCTTTACCTCCACTTTGAGATGTGAAATTGTAAGCTGAGATCGCTTTAGGGGTTTCTTTTGTGTTTGACATATTTAAAATGCGATCCTATCATCGGTTTTGTGGTGTTCGGAATGATTGCGAATAGTTCCGAATGGTGAAGTTTTAAAACACAAACTGAGGAATAGTGCATCATGAATCGTAATTTTTCAATGCGCCCCAGCATCAACCTTGTGGTATCTGAGCCATTCATCACACTGGATGAGTTCTGCCGCCGCACTGGTTACAAGCCAAGCTATGCCCGCCAAATGATCCGTGAAAACCGACTTCCTATCAGGAAGAAGGCCGGAGTTAACAGCCTTATCGAAATAAACATGTTTGCTTTGACGATGGAAGCCGCTCAGGGCTGCGAAGTCACAATGCAAGCCTGATAGTTCCATTTTGGGATAGTTAGGGATTAACCACATGTTTGTTTACGTCGTTTCCAAACATGCTGCAGATGAACCCTGAATCGTTTGCATAAGGAAAAGTAACTTTATGGCTTCTGAAATCACCATCTTAAAAATACCTGCAGCAATAGTCACTTTGCAGCAGTTTGCGGAACTGGAGGGTATTTCTGTGCGTACAGCTTATCGCTGGACAACAGGGGACAATCCTTGCGTTCCCATCGAGCCACGTAAAATCCGCAAGGGATGCAAAAAAGCCGGAGGGCCAATCCGTATTTATTACGCTCGCTGGAAAGAGGAGCAACTGAGAAAAGCTCTTGGGCATTCCCGTTTTCAACTTGTCATTGGTTCTTAATCCACGGTGAGAATTGCAAGGATTCAATATGTTTGATTATCGAATTTCTCAGCATCCCCATTTTGATGAAGCTTGCAGGGCTTTCGCATTGCGTCACAACATGGTGAAGCTGGCACAGCGCGTGGGCATGAATGTCCAGACGCTGCGCAACAAGCTTAACCCTGAGCAGCCCCATCAGCTCACGCCGCCGGAAATCTGGCTGCTGACGGATATCACTGAGGACTCCACGCTGGTTGATGGTTTCCTTGCTCAAATTCATTGCCTGCCGTGCGTGCCGCTGAACGAAGTGGCAAAAGAGAAACTGCCGCACTATGTCATGAGCGCCACCGCTGAGATAGGGCGCGTTGCTGCCGGTGCCGTTACTGGCGATGTGAAAACCACTGCTGGACGCCGGGATGTGATCAGCAGCATTAACTCAGTAACTCGCCTGATGGCACTGGCTGCCGTTTCGATGCAGGCGCGTTTACAGGCTAACCCGGCGATGGCAAGCGCGGTGGATACCGTGACGGGCCTCGGTGCTTCGTTCGGTCTGATTTGAGGTGGTTATGCTGACTAAAGAACCATCTTTCGCGTCACTTCTCGTTAAGCAAAGTCCGGCGATGCACTACGGTCACGGCTGGATCATGGGGAAGGATGGCAAGCGCTGGCATCCGTGCCGTTCTCAGGATGAACTGCTGGCTGACCTGTCCACAACCAAACAGGGGAAATCATGGCTATTGAAGGCGCTGCAGCGACTGTTCCATTAAGCCCCGGTAAAAGGCTGGACGCATTGAATCATATTGCGGAATTGAGAGCTAAAGTGTTTGGCCTGAATATTGAGTCGGAGCTTGAAAGGTTTATTAAAGATATGCGCGATCCACGCGACGTAAATAATAAACAAAATGAACGGGCACTCGCAGCCATTTTTTATATGGCAAAAATTCCGGCAGAACGTCACGGCGTCAATATTAGTGATCTGACTACTGACGAAAAGCGGGAACTGGTGAAAGCAATGAATCATTTTCGTGCAGTGGTGAGCTTATTTCCCAAACGGCTAACCATGCCGAATTAATCCACAACAGAAATTAATGGCGTAAACCCGCCGGGCTTCTTATTGCCCAAATTCAGGAGAAACAACTATGCGAAATATTGAAACTCGTACCACTAAAACCGGAGCAGATGATGCTGGACTCAACCTGCTGCTAACTGAGGCACGCAAAGAAGAACGCCGGGGACGCGCAGATGTGATGGCTGCGCGTCTGGATTCTTTAGCTGCTCGTATCGTGTCACGTCAGCTTAACCACACGGAAGCGGCTGAGTTGCTGCGTCAGGAAGCTGTGAAGATTCAGAACGAAGCGCAGGAGATCCACTGATGGCTGATTCAATGGACCTTGTACAGCAGCGCGTTGAAGAAGAACGCCAGCGCCACATCCACACCGCCCGCAATAAAACACCGGGCGTTTCCCGTGTTCTCTGCATTGATTGCGATGCACCGATCCCGCCAGCACGCCGCCACGCCATTCCGGGCGTGCAGTGCTGCGTCACCTGTCAGGAAATCGCAGAGCTGAAAGGCAAACACTACAATGGAGGTGCTGTATGAGCACCATCCTGAAATGGGCGGGAAATAAAACCGCCATCATGCCGGAACTGATTAAGCACCTTCCCGCTGGTCTGCGACTGGTTGAACCTTTTGCGGGTTCCTGCGCTGTGATGATGGCGACAGACTATCCTCATTATCTTGTCGCGGATATTAATCCAGATCTTATCAATCTCTATAAAAAAATTGCCCTTGATTGTGAAGCTTTCATATCACGCGCTAAAAATATTTTTGCGATTGCGAATAGAGAAGTTGCTTATTACAACATTAGGCATGAATTTAATCATTCCTCTGAAATTACTGATTTCATGAAAGCAGTATATTTCCTTTATCTCAATCGTCATGGT